CAATCCATTCCATTTGATACCGTTACTTAATTCGTATTGAAATAAATTACCGTTGTTTTGTGGTTGTAATTCATTTCCTACCACTTGAATATTTGCTGTACCTGTTTGGCTAACTACGGTAACGCCTGTTAAATCGGAATAACTAATATTATCCCCATTTACCACTACCATACTAATACCAGAGCCACTATTAACCTCATAAGCATTGTCAAATATTTGCGACCAATCTAATAAGTCCGTAGGGAATGGAACAGTACCGCCTTCGCCCGTTAAATTGGTATTAGGGTGGCCGAAAGTTAAAGGGTGTATAGTACCCCAGCCTAGTGAACTATTGGCAAATCCTTTGCCCCAACCTGTGCTATTATTTACTGCTCCTTGTCCAAAGCCGTTTTCTGGTGTGTCGCTCATTTTCTTACTTTTATTTTACGGGGTAATTTGTTAGTTTTCATAAATACTAACATTCGCTCTTTATCCTTTTTAGATACTTTGTATTTAACAACTTTTGCCCTCGTCATAATCTAATTGCCAATTTAAAAAAGTGCTTGTAGTAGTGGTGTCGTTTCTTGTGTACTCTGGAAATAAACCCTCATTGTCTTTTAAGTATTCGATCAATATCCTACCGTAATGGTTCGCCCTATCTCTAACCTCGCTACTAAGGCCTAGACTTGATGCTTGGCTTGCATTGTCTGGGTTGATTACCGTTGCGCCTGCATTGCCCATATTGGTGCTACCTACCCTTATAAAACGCTCGGCCGCTGCATTAGCTAAGTAGGGCTTAATGTATTGCGAGTTTAAAGTAAGGTAGTCGCCCGTTAAGGTATTAGTATCAATCTTGTTTTTTAACGAGTTTAACAATTCCGTACCTATATAGTTTCGTAAGTCGCTATCTTGTGCAAAATATGCGTATTCCAAAAACTTATCTTTGTCCACGTTACCGCTTACAGGGGTTAATTCCTTAAAATCGTTTGCGTTTATTAGTAATATTCTGTCCATTATATACCAGTGTTTTGAGCTTTAGCGTCCGAGGGCATAGTTGACCTAGTAACAAAGCCTTTGTTTTTCATGTTATCTGGAACAATTGCCACTTTTGCGGGGTTAGTTTCGATCTTTGCCCCGTTGCGCCTTGCTTGTGCTACGCTTATACGCTTGCCTAAATCAATCCTACTTTTATCGCTAATTCCTTTTTTAACATAAACCTCTCTAAACCATTTATGTCTGCATCTTGCGCCTCCTTTGTATAGCCAAATATCGTAAGTTCTAGCGCCCTTTTCTCCAAAACCAGGGTTTACAGGTTTGTTACGCATTGCCTGTATATCTTCTTTTCTGTATAGCTTATTGGCTTTTTCCATTGCTAAACAAAACGCTCTATCTTTATACTTTTTCCCGTTGGCGTCTGTCTTATTTGGTTTGCCCCCTCTCACGTATCTATACCGTACCGCATACTCTGGCGTGTCTTGTTTAGATTTAGTCTTTGGGCTTGCCTTACCCGTTGTCACTAATTCGATTACATTGTTAACTCGACTTAACAATGTAGGCTTAAAGTGGCTTTCCATAATCTCGTCTAGGTCATCGTCAATAGAATAGTCTACTTCCGTATTGCTAAACAATTCGTAACCCTCTGGATCATCTTCGCCACAATCTAAAAACTCCTGTAACGCTGTTTTTTGCTCTGATAGTTGAGTGGTTTCTAATTCTGTATTAATAAACTTAACACGCTCGCCAGTTGCCTTGAAAATACTTTCCTCAATCTCCCTTTGTAGTGGCTCTACTTGGTATTTCATTAGCTGCTCATCGGCTTGTAACATCTCGTCCTTGTTACTACCTAAACCGCTTCCCGTATCTCTAATACCTAATAAAAGGGGTGAAGTAATGCCATGCGCCACAATCAATTTTTGCTGTGCCTCGGTGCTTATATATTGGTATTTCTCCGCTGCATTATCAACCGAAATATCGTCTACCGTTGCAGCGCTATCCTTGTCAGGGTTAAATGCTACTATTACTGGCTCCCCGTTCTCGCCCGTAACGCTGTCTTTTACCTTTTTAACCGTTAACTTTCTTTCCTGCTCGTCTGGTATTGCCCCGTTATTAAAGTTGATTATTTTGGTAACACTAAAACTATTATGCACCGTTTTGTTTAGGTGCTTGGATAGTGCAATTTCTAACTCTGCATAGGCTAGGCCATTCTCAAAGTTTGGTAATCCATAGTAAAAAGTATTTGGGGCGTAAGACTTGGTCCAGTAAATAGAGTGCGGAGCATTTGGGAAGTGCTGACCGTTGGGTAATGTTTTTCTATCCGTACCATTACCGCCTTGATCCCATTCGGTTGAATATTCAAACTCTAGTACATGCTCGTCTTCATTAGCTGGGTGCTTTCGTAAATAGTTTACAGGTACGTGCATTAGTTTACCGTTAACCTTTTGCCATGCAGCATTACCCATAATATAACGATCTGTAACAAACCTTTTTAAATCTTCGTATTCTACTACTTCGGGTTTATCTAAACCCTTTGCAAGTATGCGTAAAATCATACCGTTACAAATAGCCCCGTGGGTAGCGCTGTTAATGTAGCAATCTAGCATGTATTGAAAGTGGTCGTCTTTGGCTCCAAACTCTACATATTGCTCCCCTTGCTCGTTTGTGCTTGGTGTTTGCTCGATTAAAGTAGGGTCATTCGCTACTAAATTAACGACCTCAATATTACCTTGTATTTTTTTACTTCTAGCCATTATGCTGTTTTAAATTTATTGGAAGTTTCGGGGGCAAATGTGTACTTACCGTCTGTTAGGGCATAGCGCTGTAAATCGGTTGAATCGGTACAGAATACTTTAAACTTTGCTAATTCTTTATCCTGACCATCTGCATTTAATATTACAAAGTAATTGTTACCCTCGGTCATATCGTATGCAAGGGTAAAAGATAAGCGCCCTTCCGTATAGCTTGTAACTATATTAACGGACTCTTTGCCTTTGGTTTGTTCGTTATAAACTACCGCTATGGCGTTGCCTACATTCTCCCTCCCGTAAATAGTTAGTGTATGTGTACTGTTTGGCGTTACTACTTCCATACATGTATAACGCATGAAAGTTAAAAAATGTGCAAATTAAATTTAAGGGCATAAAAAAAGCGGCTACCTTCCCAGACCACCGCTCTAAAATATGAATAACATAAAAACAAAAAACAAATGTAAACAAAAAAGCCTCACTAACACAATGAGGCTTTTCAAGATAGAATGATAACGCTACAATGTTTAAATAACGCTATGGGTATGTGTGTTACCCATTGGTAATATCAGAAAAAGATATGCCAAATATAAACAAAAAAAGCCTACCAAATTAATGATAGGCTTTTTTATTTGTGTGTGTGTGTATTATTAAGCTGGTGCTACTTCCGTTCCTGCCGTTACAGTTGGGGTAGTAGATAATCCCGCAAAAGGGTCTGACTTAGTTGCTCCTTTTAAGAACGGTGCTAAGTCTTCTTCTTCTCCGTTAATTGTAACCGTATAACCGTTAAGATCATTTGCAGCGGCTCCTGATGCACTTTCAATAGTTTCAAGGCTTGTACCTTCATACAATCCAACTACTCTAGCGTCACCCCTTTTATAATGTACTACTACATGAGGGCGACCAGCGGCCAAAGTCAATAACTCCGCATCCGTTGACCATTCCTCTTTTTGTAAAATAGCCGTAATTACTTGCGCTACTGATTGCGTTCCGTTCTCCTGACCACTCGTAACCGTTTGCGCTAAACTTGTGGCGCTTTTAATATCGTATTTTAAGGCCGTAACCGCTCCCAAGTCGTCAATAACATTGGTTTGCGTTCCATCAAAGCTAGCGGTAATTGTGCCAAAGTCAATAAAATACAAGCCTCTAATACCTGCCATTGAATCCTTACAAGGTACAATACGTCCTTTTGTTCCAAAACATGCCATATTCTAAATATTTTTAAATAAAAAAGGGTAGGCAATCTTACCTACCCTTTTCTAATGATTAGTTAATTATTACGCTGTGTATTCATAGTAGTAAATGTCACCACCCCAACCGTACTGAACGGATGCGCTGAATTTACTAATGAAGTTTACGTTTTCCGATCCGTCTACGTTTTCTTGGTCAATCAATTTAACGCTATTCCAGTCGCTCATAAGTGCTGTACCAAACATTAAGTTTTCAGAATAAGTAGCTACCATTGAGTTTGCTTTCATTCCTTTACACTTAACAATTTGCACACCCTCAAAAGGTAGTACCGTGTCATCCCAAGACTTTGCAGCCCCTTCGCCATTGATACCGTTGGCTCCTAATCCGTCAGCTCCAAAACCTCCGTAAGCTCTACGCAAAGCATAGTAAACGTTTGGAGCTACACCGATTTTAAAACCTGGCATTTCTCTAACTGCTACGGGTACACTATCCAATAAAGTACCGATTAAATCTAGCACGTTTGTAGCTGTTGTGTTTTCTGTTCCTGTGGTAGTGTTTGCTTGGACTACTGTATCGGCTGCAAATAGAGTCTCGAAACCATCATAAGCTCCTGCACCGTCTACACCTTGCCATAACATAATCTCATTGGCTGCTGCTGCATTACCTAAAACGGCTGCAATCATTTCACGCTGTACACGTGGAGCAAGTTTTTCTGTTGCGCTTGGCCCTTGTGAGCGAGTTTCCCAATCGAAATCAAAATCCTTTTTACAAAGTTGTTTATTGATTTTCATTCTTTTTGGTGCAATTGTACGCTCGTCAATCGTTACCGTACCGTCTGCGCTAAAGTCACACGAAGCATCTTGAAATAAGTTTCCAGACAAAGCAATACGCTTTACAATTTCAGCTCCGTAAATGTTTGTTTTTAACGTAACCATTCCATTTGTTAATGAATTGGAAGTTAAAAGAGTTTCTTGCAAGTATTGCCCTGCAAATTCCCCTACAAAAGAGGTTGTTAAATCTGTTGTTGTTGGCATAATTTCTATTTTTTAAAGTCCTGCGTTTTCTAATCTAATTGCCGCCTTTTGTGCGTCACTCATATTAGGGGTTATTTGTTTCTTTTCTTTCTTTTCTCTAGTTGGTGCGCCCCTTAAAGGTTTTGCAGCTTCTAGGTTTACAATCTTTTCAGATAGTGCTTCGTTAGATTCAACTAACTTCTCAATGGTTTTTGCCATTTCTACTAACTGATTGTTTTGTTTAGGTTCTTGAGTGGCCATTTCGGTCTTTTCCTCGTCCTCTTCTTTGTTCATTTCGGCCTCACCCTCTGGACTTTCCTCCGTTGGTTCTGCTTCAATCTCTGCACCTTCCTCGGTAACGATTAATTTTCTACCGTTTGGTAACATGTACTCGCCTACTTCCAAAGCTCCCTCCATCAATTCGGTTTTCTCTTCCGTCTTCGGGGCCTCTTCCAATGCTTCTACTTTGTCACCAGATAAGAAAGTAACCATCTTAGATAGTAAGCCTTTCGCCTCTTGCAATTCTGTATTCTCTGCCATTTGTATAAAATTTAGTTATATGTATAACGGAATTATTTTATTTTATAGGCTATTTCAAGTCCTTAGCAATTGATTTTAACATACTTAGCTTAGATTCTAATTCGCTTTTTTGCTCTTGTTTTTTAGGTTTAAAGACTCCCTCTAGGCTAATATTGGTGGTTCCGTTTTCTTTGTACTCCTCCCATTGGTCTTTATTGTGGACTTTTAAAACACAAGCCCAAGCACCCTTTTTATATTCCTTGCCGAATACATTTGAAGCGTCACGCTTTGGGTCACGTACTAGCCATGTTTCAACTAGGCTCACCCCGTCCACTTTTTCCTTATGATCCAAAGTAGCGTTATTATTGTTTAGGTTTTTCATGTAAAGGTGGGCGGCTTTCTTTACGGTGTTCTCGCTAAAGATTATATTATATTCCTTTTCCCCGTTACGTCTGTAAATAGGCTTGTTCGGCTCTAATATTAGCCCCATTATTAACTGCTGTTCCTCGTCAACTTGTGCTAGTTCTATTACCTCGTTGCTTTCCATTACCTCGCTTAATTGTATGGCTTGGTTATCTTGGCTTAGTAATACGGTTTCGTCTTCATTTGCTGGCTTTTCTACTAATGACAAAGCGCTTACTCCGTTGGTAGCTTCGTCTTCAATTACCATCTCGATAGTTTGTAATCCTTCCATAATTTTAAAATTGTGTGTTAATTTCTACTTGTCTGTCTAGTTGTTGTTGATTCGTTACGCTTTCCGATACAACGTAGGCTTGTATTGGTTCGTTCTGTTGGTTTATATCGGCTGCTAATTGGCTTGTACCCGTGTCTGCTGCGGTGCTAAATTGTGGCGGTGTTACGGTTGCGGCTGGTGGTGCTGCGCTTGCAGAAACTCTACCAGCGTTTGCGCTTGCGTTTTTGGTTCCACTCTTTACCGCTAGAATATCCTTAACCGATTTTATACCCGATGCAATAATCGCAGCCGAACTTGCTGCGGCTCCTGCAATACCTAAAGGTCCTAAAGTTGACCAACCAGCCAAAGCCCCTGTTAAACCTTTAGCAACGTCAATACCTACCGCAGCGACCCCAGCCGCTTTACTTGCTTCGGTTCCTTCGGACGCTAGGCTTTGTAAGTCACCTGCTAACTGGCTAGCCGTGTTTAAATTATTTGTTGCATTTGCTTTTTTAATTTTAGCTTGGTCCTTTTCGGCCTTATCTATTATACTTGTTTTTTGAGATTCGTATTTAGCGGTTATGGCCGTTGTGTCCTCTCCAAATTGGGTAGCCTTTTCTAGTTCCGCAGCGTATTTAATATCTAATAAGTTTAATTCGTCTTGAACCTTTTTT